AGGAAATACAGTTAGTAAAAGAAAGAGATGGCGTAGGAGATGAAAAGAGATTAATTAAACTTAGAGCAGAATATAATAATCTATCTAATACTATTATTGACCTACAAAAAAGATTTAATAGAGACCCATTATTTGAAGGAGCTTTAGGTATTAAGTTTGATAAAGGGGAATGGGAAGAGAATAAAGAACTAGTATTAGAAGAGACCATTGAGTTTATAGATGATGTAGATGAAGTGGCAGGTATTTACGCATTAAATAAAGGGAAAGAGTCTTTGCTATCTAAGATGTTTAAGTTAAGCCCTAAGACTAGAGAAGCTGAGTTAAAAAAGTTAAAGGAAGATACAGAAAAATTTGGAGAAGAAGCTCTATTTGAAACTATAGCATATAGAGATGCTGTTCAAGCTGTAAATGACAAGTATGATTTAGCAGAGAGAAAAGCTAAGGTAAAACACCTTCAAACAATGCTCGGTGGGTTATCTGATTTCCTTAAATCTGCTGCTGATATTGCTAATGGAAATAAAGACATAGCTAGAGCATCTATAATAGCATCTGCTGCTGCATCAAGTGTTGGAGTTTGGGAAGCTTGGTTAGTAAAAGACCCAACATTTAAACCTGCTCCATTAAAGGTTGCAGGTGCAATAGCTACTCAATTAGCTATCGTTGCATCTACAGTTAGTGCATTAAAATCATTGAATACTAATACTCCAATTAGTTCAGGAAGTGCAGGAGGTGGTGCTACAATTCAAGCACCAAACTTTAATGTAGTAGGTGCGTCATCTACAGACCAATTAGCTCAGGCAGTAGGCGGACAGGTAAACGAACCAATTAGAGCTTTCGTAGTAGGAAGTGATGTAACGAATCAACAAGAATTAGATAGAAGAATAGTAGATACAGCAGGAATCGGATAAAAACCAAAATTATGAGAATAGTAGAATTATTAATAGACGAAGAAGCTCTTTTTTCAGGTATTGAAGCAATTAGCATTGTAGATAGACCTGCTATAGAGGAAAACTTTATTGCACTATCAAAGGAGCATAAAGTACAATTAGCTGAGGTTGACAATGAGAAAAGAATCCTTATGGGAGCTGCATTGATACCAAACAAGAACATCTATCGCCAAAGCGAAGAAGAAGAGTATTATATATACTTTTCAGATGATACGGTTAGACAAGCATCTGAATTGTTCCTAATGAGAGGTAATCAGAACGAATCAACATTAGAGCATGAAGCTAAACTCAATGGGCTTTCTGTTGTTGAGTCTTGGATAATTGAAGATGATGTCCATGATAAGTCTCGTAAATTTGGAATGGATTTGCCTGTAGGAACTTGGATGGTTTCAATGAAGGTTAATAATGATGACGTATGGGAAAATTACGTTAAGACTGGAAGAGTAAGTGGATTTTCTATAGAAGGCTACTTTACTGATAAAATAGAAATGAGCGAGGATGACTTACTAAACAGTCCAGACTCTATTTCCTTACTGGAAGAGATTGCCGATGAATTAGAGGCTCACACGATGAATCTAAAATCTTTTAGTGATTACCCTGATGCGGTATCAAATAATGCTAAGAATGCTTTAAAATGGGCAGAAGAGAATGGTTGGGGTAGCTGTGGAACTTCGGTAGGGAAACGTAGAGCAAATCAATTGGCATCAAAATCTGCAATAACAGTATCTACAATTAAGAGAATGAGAAGCTTCTTAGCACGTCATGCAGGAGACCTAAAATCATCTAAATCATATTCTGATGGTTGTGGCAAATTAATGTATGATGCTTGGGGAGGTAAAGCAGGTCTTAGATGGGCAGAGTCTAAATTAAAGCAACTAGAAAACGATTAGTATGGATAAAAGAAGAAAATATACCTATAGTAAAAGCAGTCCAAAAGGAGGTAAGAGAGGATGCTTATGTGCTGATGGAAAAACATATTCAAGTAAGTGTTGTGACGGAAGCTTACAAGGTCAAGGTATAGGAAATATAACAGGAGAAGTCCATACAGGTGTAGTAAATTATTATAAAGTTCAAAGATGCGGTCATAGTATGCACAAAGAAATACATTTACACGATAGAACACTTACTGCAGGTAATGTTTACTACTTGAACTTTGAGAATACAGGACATTCAAATTGCTACACTGTTTTACATTCGGTATCAAGTGGAGAACACCATATAGAGTCAGAAACAGTCTATGTAGATTGTGATGCTTGTATTGCTGCAAATTAAAAATCGAACACTTAATTAGAACCTAGTTACTTTATTATAAATATTTATTAAAATTATGGAAAATCCAAAAGCAACATCACTACTTAGTGAAATCCTCCAGAAGGTGTCTTTGCTTACTCAAAAGGAACAGTCTGTAGAATCTGAAGAGATTCAAGAGGATGTTGTTTTATCTGAGGAAGTAGAAGCTACTACTGAGGTAGAAAACGCTGATGTTAACGAAGAGTTAGCTGAAGCAACAGAAGAATCCGTTGAAGAGACGGTAGAAGAAGAAACCTCATTAATGGAGGGTTATGTAACAGAAGAAGCATTTGCTTCTAAGTTAGCTGAAATGGATGCTAAGTTAGCTGAAATGGCAGAAATGATTGACAGAGAGATGGGTTCTTACATCAAGGAGAAAGCTGAGATGTCTGCACAAATCGAAAAGTTATCTGCTGAGTTAGCTTCAGAACCTGCTGCTGAACCAATTAAACATAGTCCAGAATCAGAGGAGGCAGAAAAGAAAATATTTAGCTATGGTAAAAATAGACCCTCTAGCACATTAGATAGAGTATTTAATCGACTAAACAATAAATAAAAATGGCTACAACTACATCAATTACAACAACTTACGCAGGAGAGTTTGCAGGGGATTATATCGCTGCTGCTTTACTAGAAGCTAATACTATCTCAAAGGGTGGTATTACCGTAAAACCAAACGTGAAGTTTAAAGAGGTAATCAAGAAAGTATCAGTTGACGATATCGTTAAAGATGCAACTTGTGACTTTGACCCAACTTCTACAGTTACTCTAACTGAAGCAATCCTTCAGCCAGAAGAGCAACAAGTAAACCTACAACTTTGTAAGAAAGACTTTCAGTCTGACTGGGAAGCTGTACAAATGGGTTACTCTTCTTTCGATTCATTACCTCCATCTTTCGCTGACTTCATTATCGGTCACGTTGCTGCTAAAGTAGCTGAAAGAACTGAGAAATCTATCTGGGAAGGAGACACTAGTACTAACGGTCAGTTTGATGGTTTGACTACTAAAATTGCTGCTGATGCAGGATTACCTGCTGCACAAGAGGTTGCAGGAACAACAATCACTTCTTCTAACGTAGTTGCTCAATTAGGAAGCTTAGTAGATGCTATTCCTTCTTCACTATACGGAAGTGATGATTTATTCCTATATGTTTCTCAGAATATTGCTCGTTCTTATGTTCGTGCATTAGGAGGATTTGCTGCTGTACAAAACGCAGCAGGAAGTGACAACGTAGGTTCTATCGGAGCTAATGGTGTTGGTTCAAACGGAACAATGTGGTATCAAGGAGGAGAGCTTTCTATAGATGGCGTAAAAATCTTTGTTGCTAATGGACTTGGAGACAATAAAGCAATTGCTGCTGAAAAGAGCAACTTGTTCTTTGGAACTGGTCTTTTATCTGACCACAACGAGGTTAAATTGTTAGATATGGCTGACTTAGATGGTTCTCAAAATGCTCGTCTTGTAATGAGATTCTCAGCAGGAGTACAGTACGCTCAGATTTCAGACATAACTACATACGGAATCTCAAACACAGCTAACTAAGAGTTAGTAATTATAATAATCAAAGAGGGGTAGGTGGTTAATCTGCCTACCCTTTTTTAATAAAAAAATAAAACTATGGCTTGTAATTTAACACGTTCAAGAGCTGAAGCTTGTAAAGACTCTGTAGCAGGTATTAAGAGTATTTACTTAGTGGACTATGGTGTGTTGGGAACTTATACATTGACAAATGATGAGATTACTAACTGCACAAGTGCTGCTGACTTCGGTCTCTTCGAATACGAACTCAAAGGAAACAATTCTTTTGAACAAACAATCAATGCTTCTAGAGAGAACGGAACTGTTTTCTATGAGCAAGTATTAAACGTAACTTTTAAGAAGTTAACTAAAGAGGATAATAAGGAGTTAAAATTATTAGCTTCAGGTAGACCTCACATCTTTATCGTAGACCATAACGATAACGTTATGCTTATGGGTAAAGACAATGGTGCTGATGTAACAACAGGTACTGTAAGTACTGGTAATGCTTTAGGAGATTTCAATGGATATAACCTAACATTTACTGCTATGGAGGTTTCTCCTGCTAACTTCTGTACAACAGATGCTACTCAGGCAACATTCCCAGTAAGTGAATTTGCAGGACTAACAGGAACAATAACTGCTCCTACTTTAGTTCAAGTATAATTAACTACTTTACTATTATTAAAGGGGTAACTATTCGTAGTTGCCCTTTTTTTGTTATATTTGTTTAAAACAATTACTTAGGTATTTGTTACTTTTATATGGAAGTATTAACTACATCTACAGGAAGTCAGAGTTTGAGAATAGTGCCAAGAAAGGTAGCTTCTTCTCCAACATTAGAATTAACTGACAAATCAAAGAGAACTACATCAACGGTTAGCGTAACAAGCACCGTAGAAGGCGAATATACGAAGCTTACAGGCACTTTCTCCCTTACTGAGGGGGTATCCTATAGCTTTAAGGTAAAAGATGGCTTAGAAGTCATCTATAAAGGTTTAATATTCTGTACCAATCAAACAGATTTAGATAAGTACTTTGTCAATAAGGACGAATATGTCTCAGATGATACTTACGATAACGATTATATTTTTGCATAATGGCTAGAAGAATACCGAATAAGAGAGAAGTAAAAAAGGTAAAGGATAGTATACATGTTCTTAACCTTAGTTCGTACTCATCCCCTCAAGTGGTTGAAGATACTAGAAACAATTGGGTTGCTTACGGAGATGACAATGACTACTTTCAGTATCTTATAGATAGATATAATGGCTCTCCAACTAACAATGCAGCTATAAATGATATTGCTGAAATGATATACGGAAGAGGTTTAGATGCTACAGATAGTGAGTCTAAACCTAATGAATATGCTGAAATGAAGAGTATATTTAGAAAGGACTGTATAAAGAAGGTTTGTTATGACTATAAAATGATGGGTCAAGCTGCTATACAAGTTATATATAGTAAAGACCGTTCTAAGATAGTTCAAATAGAGCATATGCCAATCGAAACGCTAAGAGCTGAGAAGTCTAAAGACGGAGAGATAAAAGGATACTACTACCACCCAGACTGGAGTGAGATGAAGCGAAGCGAGAATCCTAAAAGGATTTCAGCATTTGGGACAAGTAAAGATTCAATAGAGCTTCTTTATATTAGACCATATAGAGCAGGATTTTATTACTACTCTCCTGTAGATTATCAAGGAGGATTACAATACTCAGAATTAGAAGAAGAAATTGCAAACTATCATATTAATAATATCCAAAACGGTTTACAACCGAGTATGCTTATTAATTTTAATAATGGCACACCTGACAAGGAGCAGCGTGATGAGATTGAAAGAGCTATATACGAAAAGTTTAGTGGCAGTTCAAACGCAGGAAAATTTATCTTGGCTTTTAACGATAGCAAGGAACTTTCTGCAACTATAGAACCAGTAATTCTAAATGATGCACATCAACAATACCAATTCTTATCTGATGAGAGTATGAAGAAAGTGATGGTGTCCCATAGAATAGTTTCTCCAATGTTGGTAGGAATTAAAGATAATTCTGGTTTAGGTAATAATGCTGATGAATTACAAACAGCATCTTTACTTATGGATAATACGGTTATCAGACCTATGCAGGTTACTATTATAGATGAACTAGAAAAGATATTAGAGTATAACGGTATAGAGTTAGATGTCTATTTTAAGACCCTACAGCCGCTTGAATTTACTGATTTGACTAATGCTATCAATGAGCAAGAGATAGAGAAGGAAACAGGCGTTAAAAAGGCTATAGAGGACACTGTAGAGGAAGAAGTAGAAGAACAAATAGAAGAATAATGGCAACAGCACTATTTATAACAAGGAAAGACTTAGTTAAAAACACTGCTATGAGTGGTAGTGTTGATACTGATAAATTTATACAATTCATTAAATTGGCACAAGAGATTCACGTTAGGAATTATCTAGGAACAGATTTATATGATAAGATTAGTTCTGATATAGTTGCAGGGACATTAACTGGAGACTATTTGGCACTAAAGAATGATTATATCGTGCCTATGTTAATTCACTTTGCAATGGCTGAATATTTACCTTATGCTGCATATACTGTATCAAATAGCGGAGTCCATAAGCATAATAGTGAGAATAGTGAGAATGCACAAAAGTCTGAGGTAGATTTCTTAGTTGCTAAAGAAAAAGATTATGCTGAGTATTATGCCAATAGATTTGTAGAATATATGAATTATAATGCCTCTGGTAAATTCTCTGAGTACTTTACAAATAATAATGATGATATTTATCCAGATAAAGATACATTGTATACATCATGGGTAATATAAATCAGCGTAAAAAAGTTGGTCAATATAAGGTCAAGGAGAAGAACGAAATAAGACTTTCTAGTTATATTAGAAAGAAAAATAATGAGTTGGGGAAAAATATACGAGACGAGTAATTGGGGAATATTAGCTAGTTATATAAATATAGGTTTCAATAAGACCTTTGCTTTTATAAGTGAACAAGTTGATTTCTTTATTAGTTCGGCAAGAATAACTATAGATACAATATTAGAACAAATAGATAGAA